CCCGCCGCCCCCGCCTCCCGCACCAAAGAGCAGTCCGCCGAAATTCTGGCATGCTTCAAGCCCTTCGCCGCGCGCGAAGGCGTTCCCGATTTGCAGACGTCTGTCCTCGCCGATCCGGCCATCACCGTCGAAGCCGCCAGCGCGCGCCTCCTGACGCACCTGGCCAAGGACACCGCCCCGGCTACCCCGGCCGGCGCCTTCCCGGTGATCGAAACCGTGGCCGACGAAGCCGACAAGGTGCGCGGCGCCTGTGTGCAATCGCTGCTGGCCCGCGCCGGCATCCGCGATGCCGAAGGCAAGGCGATCCGCGCCGACGCCGGCAACCCCTTCCGCGGCCGCAAGCTGGTCGAGCTGGCCCGCGCTTCGGTCGAGCGCCTGGGCATAAAGACCGAAGGCATGAGCCAGATGGAAGTCGTCGCCGCTGCCTTCACGCAGTCCGGCTCCGACTTCCCGGTGTTGCTGGAAAACACCATGCACAAGGCCCTGCAAGGCGCCTACGCCACGGCGGCGCTGACCTGGTCGCGCTTCTGCGCCACCGGCTCGGTGTCCGACTTCCGCGCCCACAATCGCTACCGCGTCGGCAGCCTCTCCAATCTCGAATCCGTCAATGAACTCGGCGAATTCAAGAACAAGGCCATCCCCGACGGCGAGAAGTCGAGCATCACTGCCGGCACCAAGGGCAACATCATCAACCTGTCGCGCCAGGCCATCATCAACGACGACCTCGGCGCCTTTGTCGGCCTGGCCAACTCGCTGGGCCGTGCCGCCGCGCGCACCGTCGAAGCCGACGTGTATGCGCTGCTCGCCCTGAACGCCGGCCTTGGCCCGACGATGGCCGACACCTACACGCTGTTCCATGCCAACCACAGCAACATCAGCACCGGCGCGGCGATCAGCATGGCCGCGATCGATCTGGATCGCGTGGCGATGGCCTCGCAGCTTGATGTCGGCGGCAACGACTACCTCGATCTGCGTCCGGCCGTGCTGCTGGTTCCGCTCTCCCTGGGTGGCACCGCGCGCAGCATCAACGAGGCGCAATACGACCCCGACACCGCCAACAAGCTGCAAAAGCCGAACGTGGTCAACGGTTTGTTCCGCGACATCGTCGATAGCCCGCGCCTGACCGGCACGCGCCGCTACATCTTCGCCGATCCGATGGAAGCCCCGGTGATCGAGGTCGCCTTCCTCGACGGCGCGCAGGAGCCCTACCTCGAAGTGCAGGACGGCTTCGATGTCGATGGCGGTCGCTACAAGGTCCGCCTCGACTTCGGCATCGCCGCCATCGATTACCGCGGCGCAGTCACCAACGCCGGCGTCTAACCCCACCCGCCACCGACAGGAGAAACCATCATGGCAAGCAACTACATCCAACCCGGTGAGGTCATCGACTTCACCGCCGGCTCCACCATCGCCTCCGGCGACGTGGTCGCCATCGGCCAGATGCTCGGCGTCGCGCTGGGCGACATCGCCAACGGCGCCACCGGCAGCGTGCAGATCCAGGGCGTCTTCGAAGTGCCCAAGGTCTCGGCCGCCGTCATCGCCGCCGGCGAATCGCTGGTCTGGGACGTGTCCGCCGGCGCCTTCGACGACAACGCGGCCACCCCCGCCAGCGGCGACATCAGCGGCCCGCCCGCCGTCGCCGTCGAAGCGGCCGGCAACGGCGTAACCGCCATCAACGTGCGCTTCACCGGCGTACCCGGCACCAAGACGCCCTGATAGTGGCTGACCGATGCCCGCCCCCTTCGCCGCGCTGGAAGCCCGCATCAATGCCGCCACGATCGCCCACCTGGCGAACGTGGCGGCCAGCGTCGGCGCGGTCTCCGGGGTCGAGGGCACATTCGACAATGCCTATGAGGATGCCTTCGGCATTGTCGCGGGAACATCCCCCTCGCTGCTGATCCTCACCGCCGCGGCACCTGCCGTTGCCCACGGCACCGCCGTCGTCATCGGCGGCGTTTCCTACACCGTCACCAACGTCAGGCCCGACGGCACCGGCATGACGCGGCTGATGTTGCAGGAGGTATAGCCCATGGCCGACCACCTGCACAAGCAGATTCGCGCCGCGCTCGTCACCGCCCTGACCGGGCTGACCACCAGCGGCGCGCGCGTCTATGCCAATCGCCTGGCCCCGTTGCCGGACACCACGTCGCCGACGCTGCTGGTCACGCTCGACGATGAACAGGCGGCCGGCATGACCATCCACCAGCCGCAGGTGCAGGACCGCACGCTGTCCCTGTCGGTCGCCGCCGTCGTCAAGGCATCCAGCGCGGTGGACGACACGCTCGACCTGATGAGCAAGGAAGTCGAGATCGCGCTGGCCGCCGGCATCACCGTGACCGGGCGCAATTTGCCGGTGTTTTACCAGGGCATGAGCTTTGAAGACGCCCAGGCCGACAAGCCGGTCGGCATCAAGCGCATGACGTTTTCCATCCCCTTTACGGCCATGAGCAATGCGCCGGACGTTTTGACCTAAGGAGAAGCACATGACCACGATCACCAAATGGAGCGGCGTTGCCATCGCCATCCAATCCGCCCTTGCCGCGGCCGATACCATCACGGCCGTCACCAAGGCCAGCCCCGGCGTGGTCTCGTCGACCGCGCACGGCATGGCGGACGGCGCCTATGCCAAGCTCACCGTCAGCGGCATGCACCAGATCGACGGCCGCGTCGCGCGCGTCGACAACCAGGCCGCCAATACATGGGAGTTGGAAGGCATCGACACCACGCTGTTCGATACCTTCAGCAGCGG